ATATGTACATTTATATTTTGCCAATTCTGCTTTTGCTTCATTGAGCTGATCGTATGTCCATCGTTTTAATTCTTCTGGATCAGTATTTGGTCCATAAATACAATCTCCTTCAGAGTAATTTTTGAATTGCTTTTTCGTATAAGATCCTTCAGCATGTCGTAAAATAATTGTATTATAATATTCTCCCATTCTATTTTCCTCCAACTTTTATATAATTATTTATATTATATCATATTCCTCAGCAATAACATAGTTTTTCTATGCAGTTTCACCCAACAAAATTTTTCTAAACAGGCTTTCAAAA